GGGACATATAGAATGTATCCAAAATGCTAAAAAGTTAGCAGAACAAGTTTGGATAGGACTGAACAACGATAGTTGGTTGTACAGAAAAAAAGGAAAACAATTTATGAAAGAAGGTGAAAGAAAGTTCATAATGGAAAACCTTAAAGATGTGGATTATGCCTATGTAATGAATCCACTTATACATGGTGATGATACGGCAATTGATTTTATTGACCATGCAAGAAAAAAGTATGTAAAAGAAAATGGTGATTTACCAAAAGGTGTAATGGCATTTGGTAATGGTGGTGATAGAACAGAAACAACTACACCAGAAAACGATGTATGTAATTCATATGGAATAGAATCAGTATGGGGTCTTGGTAAAAAGATTCAATCATCATCTTGGTTATTAGAAAAATATTTAAACATAGCAGAATAATGGATGATTTAAAATATGTTCCTTCAAAAGAATTTTTTCACGATTTATTTAACGATAGGTTTGCAGTTGAGTATATTTTAAAAAATAAAAAACCTGGCTACTTTGTTGAGATAGGTGCGTTAGATGGTAAAGTATGCTCACAGACACATTATTTAGAACACATAGAAAATTGGAAAGGTATTGTAGTAGAACCAAATCCTTATTGGCATGCTGGGTTGAAATGGATACGAAACTGTAATATAGAAGTTTCGCCAATACTTGATGAAGAAAAAGATGTAAAGTTTATACAACATTTGGATATACCAGAATATTCACAAATAGTTTTTGATGGTGGGGAAATGGTAATGCCAGAAGGAAACACAAAAGAAATAAATTTAAAAACAATTACTCTTACAAACTTATTAGAAAAATATGATGCACCAAAAATAATAGATTATCTTGCAATAGATGTTGAGGGTAGTGAAATAAAAATATTAGATGAATTTTTTAAAAACTCAAAAAGAAAAGCAAACTTTATCTGTGTAGAACAAGGGCACATTGATAACGTAATTTCATTTTTTAAAAATAAACCATATATTAGAGTTTATAATCCTTATCATGAATTTCTAAGAATTTGTACAAAAACCGATATGCTTGTACGTTGGCAAAACAATGAATGGATAGGAGTAGATGATAAATATAAACCAAGTAATTTGACTGACCTAAACCCAATAAATTGGGAATATTATTTTGTACATATAGATTATTTAAAGAATAATCCAAGATTAGTAAATTACATAAATATCCAAAATAAAAAATAAAATGAATATAGAACAATTAGTAAACGATTATCCCAATGATATGGAACTTGGAAAAAAAGTAAGAGAACTATATCGTGAGGCAAGAAAATTCCAACATAATCTTTCTGAAAAAATGAAAGATGCAAAAATATTCGAATCACCTGATGGTGGTAAAACAATATACGTTAGAGGTTGGGGAGAACCAACTTCAAGTAGAAAATTATCAACAACCCAATTAAATATATTTGATGAAACTAATTAAAGACCCAAGCAAATTAAAATCAGTAATTACTCCATCTACTTTTACTAAAGAAGAAATTGATAAAGTATCAAAAGTTTTATCAACAGAACTTGAAAAACATGGCGGATTAGGATTATCTGCAAACCAAATAGGTTTAACGGATAGAGTATGTATAGTAAATGTAAAAGAACCATTGATATTAGTTAATCCAAGAGTTACAGAAACTTCAAAAGAAACAGTTGTATATCTTGAGCAATGTTTATCATTAGATAAAACAATGAAAAAACCTGTTCAAACATTAAGACATAAATCATTTACAGTAGAATGTGATAATTTAGGAACAGTTATATTTTCATCTGATAAAAAAGAAGGAGAAACTTGGAAAGATTCAGAAGAATTTTATTCTGATGAAGGATTACTAGAGTGTGTATGTGCTCAACATGAGATAGACCATCTTAATGGAATTCTTATAACAGATTCTTCAAGAAGATATACAACAACAGTACGAAGAGAAAAAAAGTATGGTAGAAACGAAAGAGTAATGGTAAAATTACAAGATGGTTCTACTGAATTTATGAAATACAAAAAGGCACAACCACTACTTTCAGTTGGTTGTGAAATCTTATAATTTAATTTAAAAATGGGTAAACTTATATTTACATATACAGACAAGGACTTTATAGAACTTAATAGAGAAGCAAGTAAAATTGAATTGGATGTGCCAGATGATATGGATATTAACGAATACAAAGTTATTTGTGTTAGATTGGCTACAGCAATGGGTTATAGTAGTACCACTATAAAAAAATCATTTGGTGATTTAGTTTATGGGGAAGATGATAAAAACGAATTAAAGGAATTACTAAATGAACTCAATATCAAAGATAACAATAAAAAAACTAAAAAGTAAATTACTTACTCAAAGTTTAGTGACTCAGAGTTTAATGGATTTACTAATAGAAAAAAAGATTTTTACTAGAAAAGAAATATTAGATAAAATTGATTTTAATATGGACCTATGGGAAGAAGTAGTTGCAGAAAATAAAGAAAGAATTACTGATGCTGATGTCGATGCATTAAATGAAATATTAGAAACAGATGTATTAGAAGAATCTGAGCTTGGAGAAGATGTTTTTAGTGGGTTATATTACGGACCAATAGGAGATTGTTAAAAAAACTCTTTAAAAATTAGGATATATCGAATTTTTTTCGTATATTTACATAGTAAATCAAGGAGAGGTATCTATGAAAAAACAAATATTAACAGTAATCATATCAATGATTGCAACAATTAGTTTAGTTGGATTCACAACACATTATATAAAACCTAAAATAAAAATGGTTACTGAATTAGAAAGTAGACCAATTCAACCTATTGAAATAAAACTAGAACCTGTATCTATTGAAATTAATGAAACTGAAATGTTTCTAAATGCAATAGGAATGAGAGAATCCTCAAACAGATACGATGTTGTAAATGGTTGGGGTTATATGGGAAAATACCAATTCGGTAAAAGAACTTTAAAGAATCTTGGTTACGATATATCAAAAAAAGAATTCTTAAACTCACCACATATACAAGAAATGGCAATGTTAGATTTACTTTCACACAATAAAAAGATTTTACAATCTTATATTAACCAATACTCAGGTGTTATAGTTGATGGAATAGAAATAACAGAAAGTGGTATATTAGCAGCTGCACATCTTGGTGGACCTGGTAATGTAAAACGATACTTTAAAAAAGGAAAACAATTTAAAGATGGTAATGGTACAAAACTTACTTCGTACTTAACCAACTTTAGTGGATATGCATTAAATTTAAAATAACATGATAGAACTACTTACTACCTATAATATTATTATAGGAGTTTCTGTAATACTCAATATTATTTTGTTAATAGGTGTTAGAAACTTATTAAAACAAAATGAACAACTTGAAGATAGATTAATTAATACAATCAACTCTACAAGAAATAAAGTATCAGATGCTCTAGATAATATGAGAAAATTAGATAAACGAGAGGCTTTTGAAAAAGATGATGAAGTTGGAGTAACTTTTGATGAAATCAAAAAAATAGTAAAAACCCTCAATAACGAAATATAATATGCCAAAACCTAGAAGAAAAAAATCCAAGATATATTTTGGAACACCTGCACAAGAAGCAATCATAGAGTATAATAACTGCGATGATTCGGTTATCCGGTCTAAAATTTATGAGGAAAGAATTAAATATCCTTTTGAAAAATTAGCAGAAAATGTAATGAATACATTTAAGTTTACTTATTTTGATGTACCAAAAATAGACGTACAAACGGAAGTAGTATCTATTATGGTACAAAAGATGCATATGTTTCAAGAAGGTAAGGGTAGAGCTTTTTCTTATTTTACTATTATTGCAAAAAATCATTTGATTTTAAAAAACAATGGTAACTTTAAACGATGGAAACAAAACAATCTTCTATCACAAATGCCACAAACATGGAACCCAGAAAACGATTTTGTTAAAGAAGAACGAGATAATGAGTTTTATGAGTTTAAAAATATAATGTTAAAGTATTGGGATGAAAACTTAAACTTTGTTTTTACTAAAAAACGAGATTTACAAATTGCAGATTCTATACTTGAATTATTTCGTAGAAGTGAACACATAGAAAACTTTAATAAAAAACATTTATATTTACTTATCAGAGAAATGACAGATTGTAAAACTCATTATATTACTAAGGTTGTAAATGTGATGAAAAAACATCAAAAGAAATTATTAAATGATTTTTTAGAACATGGTGAAATTATCAACAAACCAAAGCCTAGATTTTGGGAAGAAGAAGATAAAAAGGATGATACAAATCCATATATAGATAATGAATATTTGTAAAAATGAGTAACGGTTATATTTTAGGAATAAGTTGTGGTTATCATGATAGTGCAGCTGCATTAATTAAAGATGGAAATGTTTTGGGTGCATGTGAAGAAGAAAGATTCACTGGTATCAAACATGATTCTAGATTTCCAATTAATACTATAAAGTGGTTAATGAACACATACAAAGTAACACCAGATACTTTAAACGCTATTTGTTTTTACGAAAACCCACAAAATAAATTAGATAGAATAAAAGTAAGTACTGAAAAAAAACCTAAAAAATGGTATGAGTTTTTAAATAAAAAAAATAATATTTTAATTAAAAATCAAGAGGCTTATAAAACTCTTCAAACACAATTAAAAAATCTTTGTGGTAAAAATACAAAAATACATTATACTGACCACCACCAATCACATTTAGCATATTCATATTACACTTCAAACTTTAACGAATCTGCAATCCTCTCAGTTGATGGTGTAGGTGAATGGGAAACAACTGTTTTAGGAATAGGAACTGAAAATAAAATAAAAAAATTAAATAGTGTAAATTTTCCACATTCCCTTGGAATGTTATATTCAACATTTACTGCCTTTCTTGGGTTTAAACCAAATGAGGGTGAGTATAAAATAATGGGTTTAGCACCATATGGAGATTGTAAAAAATATAATAAATTATTTAAAGAATTATATACAGAAAAAGAAGATGGTACTTTTGAATTAAAAATGGAGTACTTTACATATGAGTATTCTAATACACATATGTTCAATGAAAAGTTAGGAAAATTATTTGAATTTCCAAACAGATTACCAGATGAACCATTAGAACAACATCACAAGGATTTAGCAGCATCATTACAATACAATTACGAAAAACTGTTTTTTAGATTATTAAACGAATTACACAATAAAACAAAATCTGATAACTTATGTTTAAGTGGGGGTTGTGCATATAATGGAACTGCAAATGGTAAGATATTAAAAAGAACAAACTTCAAAAATCTATACATCCCACCAGCTCCATCGGATGCTGGTTCTGCTATTGGATGTGGACTTGATTATTATTATAAATCAAACGATACTGTAAGAATAAAAAATTCAAACCCATATCTTGGTCCAATGTATTCAAAAAATGAAATTTTTGAAGCAACAGAAAAATATAAAGATAAAATTTGGATAGAAACAAAACTTTATGAGCAAATTATTGATATTGTTGCTGAAGAAATTAAAGACGGTAATGTTATAGGATGGTTTCAAGGTAGGATGGAGTTTGGTGCACGTGCATTAGGTAATCGTTCTATATTAGCAAATCCAAGAGACCCTCAAATGAAATCTCGTTTAAACAAGATGATTAAAAAAAGAGAAGGGTTTAGACCTTTTGCTCCAATCGTAAAAGAATCTTCTTCAACTAGTTATTTTAATTACCAAGATACTGTACCTTATATGAATCAGGTAGTAAAGGTAAAACAAGACCATGCAAAAAACTTACCAGCAATAACACATATCGATAATTCGGCTAGAATACAAACTCTAAATAAAAATCAACATAGATATATGTTTTCTTTGTTAGAAAAATTAGAAACAATAAACGAATATCCTATTGTTATTAATACTTCATTTAATTTAAAAGACCAAACAATGGTTCTTACACCAGAGGATGCAATTAAAACTTTCTTAAATTGTGAAATGGATACTCTTATACTTCATAACCTTGTAATTAAAAAAAAGATAGTTTAATTAATTTTTTCTCTATTTATCTTAAAGAACCCTTGTCGTATAATAAAGAGGCTAGGAATAGAAACCCAACGAATTTCGGTTGGGTTTTTTTGTACATAAATATATAAACACCTATTATACTTCTTAAAATGGGTATAGAATATATATTGTAATTTTTTCTATCATATATACCATAGTTATTGAGTGGATATCCCTTAGTTTTGCAAGATGGAAAAGTTATTCACATTTAATTAAAACAAAAGGAAAAACAATATGGAATTTTTGAAAAAAATAGGCTCTTGGGCTGACGAATTAACAAAGATTGGTATTAGCATAATCGCCTTAGGAGTAGTATTTGAAGTACTATTCAAAGGTGCAGACATCCCTTTCTGGCCAGAAGTATCAGTAGTTGATAACATTATGGCTATTCTAGGAAGTTTGAGTGCTGAAGGTCTGTTAGGACTTGTAGGTGCTTTTGTACTGTATCACATTATTAAAAAGTAAGAATTAGAAATAATTCTACTAACGCGTTCAAGATTAAACCTCACCCTAAAAAGTGAGGTTTTTTCATTTACTATATTTATATACAACTAATATGGTATAATCATGAGTACAGATTTTGAATTATTTCCTGGTAAGAACCTTAGTGGATTGTTTAAAGATATCTATGAAAATCAGGTAAACAAGAAACAAAGAATCTCAGAACTAATTGCTGAAATGAAAAAAGTAATTAGACATGCTGGAGATATGGCAGTAATTGGGCCAATCATAAAAGATTTAGTAGATACATCAGTTAAGAACGATGATTCACTAATCAAGATGGCAGCAATTGCACAAAGAATTATTGGAGCACAACACAAAGCAGAAGGAGATACGGGGTTTCTTTCTGATGATGAAAAAGAGCAATTATTAAAACAATTAGATGAAACTATTTCACAAGTAGCGGATGAGCAAGATGTTAAAGTTGATGAACTCACTAATGAAGTAGAAGAATTAAAACAAAAAGTAAGTAATGCGTAGAGGAGCAGTTGCATCATCGGCAAAAAGTAATTTAAGTGGCAGAGCTCCAAATAAATCTGCATCTTCTACTGGTTTAGTGATAGATGTAGTTTACAATGAAACACATCCAAAGATAATAGAAATTCAAAAAGAACTTCAAAAAGACGGAGTTGACCCACGCACCGTAAATTTTTTATATTACGCAAAAATTAGAAAAGAAAGTGACACCACAACATCACCAACAAGTGGTCAATGGGTTCCACCACATAGTTATACTGATTTAGATTTACCAGTAAAAAATGAACGAGTTCAATTAATCAAAATACAAGGTAGAGAATGTTATAAACGCATTGCATCATTTAATTTAAATTTACCAAACTTTGACCCAAATGCAATATTGGTAAATAGTCCAATTACTCACAAAGATAATTCTGACCAATCAACAAAATATAAAGAAGTATCTTCCACAGGTACCCCAACTTCTGATAAAGCAAGTTCAGAAGAACAACGACCAAAAAATGAGTTCATAAAACCAGAACAAATAAATCCACTAAAAGCATTTGAGGGTGATAAGTTAATACAATCAAGATTTGGTCAATCAATACGATTTAGTGGTTACTATAACGAGACAGAAGAGTTTTCACCAACTATAATAATTAGAAATAGACAAGCAACTCCAGCAGATTTAAATGAAAAAACCCCAACACTAGAAAATTTTAAAGAAGATGGTTCGATAATTGCATTATCAAGTAATGAACAGAAATTACCTTATTCGAAAGATTTTCTAAATGCACAGATAAATGCTTTTGGTGGAGGATATACTGAGGGTGGTGAGTTTGAAGAAAATACATTTCCTGCAGAACTTGTGGATGATAACATCTTAATTAAAAGTTCAAGAATAACAATTGCATCACAAGAAGGAGAGATGATATTTTTATCTAAAGGAAATTATGGATTTATTTCTGATGGTTTATTTACTATTGATAATTTTAATCCTAATGCTGAAGAATCTGATAAAGGTATAGGTGGTGCACTTTTAAATTTTGGTGGAGATGTGATTGTAAAGAGTAATGGAGATGATATAAAATTATTAGGAGATGAAGGTGGTTTGATTTATCTTAATACACTAAATCAAGAAGAACCAATTGTTAAAGGAAACACATTAAAGGATTTATTAACAGAATTGATTGATTTAATTAATAATCAAATTTTTTCTACCCCAGCTGGTCCAACCGCACTAGGACCAAATAATAGAACAGATTTTCAAAATTTAAGTGACAGGTTAGAAACATTCTTATCTGAAAAAAACTATACAGAATAACCAATGTCGTTCCAAGTATTCAAAACAAATATGAGTTTATGGATGCAAACACCAGATAAACTAGCTACTGGTAATGCAGAATCATATCAAGATTTTGCGGATAAATTAACCGCAGAATATGATATTGCCGTAAAAAGTGGTTACCAAACAATTAATTTGGTTAGGGTAAGTAAAGGTAATACTGAATTAATGAAATCATTAATAACTATTGCGTGTTTAACTGCATTAAATAAACAAGAGGGTAAACACAACTTTATAGATGAAATTGGAAAAGCCGTATTAGGTTATTGGACAGGGTGTCAACTAACATCAGGTATACCACCACTACTTCCTGCATTTGGAGCAGTAAGAAATATATCAACAATATATGCATTTTGTAGTTCACCTGGTACTTGGACACCAATTGGTTTAAACGAACCAACTGATGATAGTGATATCTTTTTAGATAATCTTATAAATGCTATGTTAGTACATTTAACAAGTTTAAATTTTATTTATTTTACGTTATCAATATATCCAGGCCCTGCAGTACCACCTGCACCTGGTTTTTTATTTTCACAAGGTTATACAATTTCACCTTCAACCAAAACACCTGTAAATTTAATACAAATAGTTGAAGAAATAATAAACACACAAGTTACCGATACATCAGATACTTTAACTGAAAAGGAAATTGTACAAATTAAAGAAGAAAAAGAAAGTGCACAAACTATTATTAATGATGATGCACAATCAGAACAAGCAAAGAATGTAGCTGAAGAATATAAAACTAGAGCTACAGAATTAATATCAACTAAGAAACACGATTCTACACCAGTTTATTTTTCTGAAGAAGAGCTTGCAACAATTGATGCATTACAACCAAAGGAATTTAAATGTGAAAGTGGAAGAAGGGTTGTAGAAATTGCAAGAGGTGATATCGGAATTTGTGAATATAAAAACAGAAACTATGGAGGATTTGGACCAGGAGAACAAAGAAATGCTTCTGGTAGAATTGATGAAATGGTAAACACAACCGGATTAGATAATGAAGGAAATGTTGCAAGAACTGGTAAAGGATATTTTTGGTGTGCGGGTGCAACGAGTCAATGGTGGAAAGATGCGGGATTACCATTACCCACTTATAGTTCAACGGGTGGTCCTGCCTTATGTAATCGTTGGTTAGAGTGGGGTAAAGAAAACGGTTATTTTTCTTCAACACCAAAAGAAGGTGCTGCTATTTTATATAGAGGTGGGAGAAAGCCAGGAGCTGTTCACATTGGTATTGTAGAAAGTATTATTCCAGGTGTTGGTGTTGGAACCATAGAAGGAAACACAAGTGGTGGTGCAGCTTTTGCTGATAATGGTGGTGGATGTTATCGAAAAATAGCCAAATGGAGTAAAGGAAATATTATAGGTTTTGTAAATCCACCCGATTGTATATAACCATAAAATTAATACTAATATATTTATATTAAGACAAACATAATTTAAAATGAACAACAAACAATTAATAAAAGTAATAAAGACTCTTGTTGAGGTAGAAACTGCCAAACAACAAGAACGTTTTTTATCGAAAACTTTTCCAAAGATATTGGAAGAGGAAGTAAATAAAAGATTAGCAGAGATGAAGGGAGGTGTAGTCAGCGTTCCCTCTCCGCAAGTAGTTGTAGAGGATGTGGTAGACCCATTTGAACAAGCAGAACTTGCACTTGAGGAACAAAGACAAACACCAACAAAAAAACTTTCAAATAACCCAATATTGAATGAGGTTTTGAATAATACAAAACCATTTTCAAAAGCACAAAGAAGTTCAACACCAGGTGGTGGTAAATCAGTACTAGATAATCTACCACAACAAGAGCCAATCCAAGAGAGTATGGATAAAACTGTTGAGTTTACTTCTCAAGGAGCAGGAGCTGGTGTTAGTGGATTAAAAACTCAGATGGACAAGATGGGATATGGTGATGTTGCAACAAGACCAAATAAAACAGGTCTTGGAGTTCAAACGGGATTACCTGGTTTAGATAGAATTCTAAATAGAGATAATTCTTCACTTGTAAAAAAGTTTAAAACTAGATAGGGAGTAAATAATGGCTTATATTCTTGATAAAAAAGTAGTAACCGATACTGAGGAGTTTTCAAATCAGGCATATGGTATCACCTTGCCAGTACAACGAGGTAATACTGGTTATTTTTCTCAAGCATTTAGTTCATTTGAACAAGCAAAAAGTAATTTAAAAAATTTACTTTTAACAAGAAAGGGAGAAAGAGTATTTCAACCAAATTTTGGTTCTGGTATTCATGAGTTATTATTTGAACAAGCAACTAATGACCTTGAATCAAAATTACAAGAAAATATAACAAATAGTGTAAACTTTTGGTTACCATACATAAACATAGATACAATAGATGTAAATATGACTGATGAAATGAAAGATAGATATATCGCAGAAATGAAAGTACAATTTACAGTTGGTAATATATATGAACCACAAGAAATAACATTTTTAGTTGAGGGATAATAAAATATGGCATTAAATAGTATAAATAGAAACCCAAATGGTGGTAGAGATATTAAGTATCTTAATAAAGATTTTTCTCAATTTAGACAAAATCTAATTGAGTATGCAAAAACTTATTTCCCAACAACCTATTCAGATTTTAACGAAGCATCACCTGGAATGATGTTTATAGAAATGGCATCATATCTTGGAGATGTACTTTCATATTATACAGATGATACTTTAAAAGAATCATTAATAACAACAGCAGAAGATAGAGAGAACATAATTGCATTGGCCGAGTACTTGGGTTATAAACCAAAAGTAACTTCTCCAGCGATTGTTAAATTAAGTGTATATCAAACAGTTCCGGTCAAAGATTATGGTACACCCGAAGTTAGACCCGATGATAGATATTATTTAAGAATACCACAAGGAATGACAGTAACTGCCACAACTCAAGGACAACAATTTAGAACTACTGAAATGGTAGATTTTGCATCCGAGAATGATAGAGAGGTTTCAATTTATAGAACAGATGATGATGGAGAGCCAACTCTTTATTTAATTAAAAAATATGTAAATGCAATATCAGGTCAATTAGTAAGTGTAACTCATAACTTTGGTTCATCTCCTTCTCAATTTTCTAAAATACCTTTAGTTGAAAATAATATAATAGATATTGTAGATGTAAGAGATTCTAATGGAAATAAATGGTATCATGTTCCTTACTTAGCACAAGAAATGGTTTTTTCTGATTACGCAACAAGCGATACAACAGACAAAGAGTTAGCACAATTTAAAGAATCGGTACCAAGTATTTTAAAAACTTTAAAAACAACAAGAAGATTTACAACAAAAGTAAATGCAGATAACACAACAACTCTTGTATTTGGTGCAGGAAACTCAACTTCATCAGATGAACAATTAATTCCAAACTTTAAAAATGTTGGTTTAGGATTAAAATCTTCAATTGATAATTTAGGTGCATCGTTTGACCCATCAAATTTTTTAAAAACAACATCATACGGACAGGCACCAACTGGTGAGTTTACTATTGATTATATTATAGGTGGTGGTGTTGGTTCTAATGTTGGTGTTGGAGAATTAGTACAAATAGATACAATAACTTTTCAAGATGATAGAGAAACATTTACAACAGAAGCAGAAAGACGTTTACTACAACAATGTAAAAATTCAGTAGCATGTGATAACGAAGAATCTGGTACGGGTGGTAAAGGTGCAGATACATCTGATGAAATTAAACAAAACGCATTAGCTAATTTTGGTTCACAAAATAGAGCAGTAACACGAAAAGATTATCAAGTAAGAGCACTTTCATTACCTGCAAAGTATGGTGGAATTGCTAAAGCATATTGTGCACCAGACGGAGAGTTGGATAACAACTCACCAGCTTCTATTCTTACAGATAAAAATTCTTTAGAGGAATTTGTAGGATTGGTAGAACAATTAAAAAATTCAGATTCATCTCAGCAAGAAATTAAAAACAGAGTTGTAAAATATCTTGGTAGTAAAAAGAAAAGCGTAACTGAAAAAAATAATCCATTTGCAATTAACTTATATGTTTTAGGATATGATTCAGATAAAAAACTTTCAACACTAAATCAAGCTATTAAAGAAAATTTAAAAACATATATAAGTGAATATAGAATGTTAACCGATGGTGTTAATATTTTAAATGGATTTATTATTAACATTGGTGTTGAATTTGAAATAAAAGTTTACAATGGATATAATAAAAGACAAGTACTTACAAGAACTCAGATAGAACTACAAAATTATTTCAATATTGACAAATGGGCATTTAATATGCCAATTAATATTTCTGAGGTAGAATTATTAATAGCAGGTGTAGAGGGAGTTCAATCTGTACCAAAATGTGAAATCATTAACAAATGTTTAGGAAACTATTCACAAAATTCATATAACATATTAGATGCAACTAAAGGTAAAATAGTTTATCCATCTTTAGACCCATCAATATTTGAAGTTAAGTTTCCAAATAAAGACATAAGAGGGAGAGTAGTATAATGTATCATTTTTTAACAGCATCCAAAGATTCAACAATTTATCTTCAACAACCAAGTCAAAATACTGGTAGAGATGAGATATTAGAAATATCTAAAATTTATTATGGTAATTTAAAAGATATATCTCGTTCTTTAATTAAATTTGATACAACAGCATTATCTGAATCCATAGTAAGTGGAGAGGTAACAATGAGTTCTGCAGAAATGCTTTTAACAGAATGTGAAGGAAGTGAAATACCAAACGAATATACAATATATGCGTACCCAGTATCACAATCATGGGATGTGGGAATTGGTACACGATTTGATGAAATATCAACAGATGGCGTAACTTGGGATAGTAGAAAAACATCTACTTCTTGGTTAGTTGGTTCTGCTTCATTAGAAAGTTCGGGTTCATATAATGGTAGAGGTGGAGTATGGTACACTGGTTCTTCCGCAAGTCAATTATTTGATTACCACTCAAGTAATATTTCAATGGATGTATCCGAATCGCTATCATCATGGATTAGTGGAGATTTACCAAACGAAGGATTTATATTAAAACATGATTCTGCTAAAGAAAACGATACAATTGATTATGGCCAATTAAAATTCTTTTCAAAAGAAACAAATACCATATATCAACCGAAGTTAAGAATTGGATGGGATGATTCTAGTTTTATAACAGGTTCACTAACAGAACTTACATCCGATGATATTCATGTAACGTTTAAAAGATTAAAGACCAGATATAAACAAGGAAGTAAACCCGAAATACGAGTTTTTGGTAGAGAAAAATATCCACTTAAAACTTACACTAATCAATATTCTTATACTGATGTTTATTATTTACCAACTTCAAGTTATTATCAAATAAAAGATATAATCACCGAAGAGGTAATAGTACCATTTGGAGATTATACAAAATTATCGTGTGATTCAAGTGGAAACTATTTTAAACTTAATTTAACAAATTGGGAATATAATAGAGATTATTATATAGAAATAAAAACAGATAGAGATGGTGTAGTTGAATACTTTGTAGATAAAGATTTAACTTTTACTGTGGAAAAATAAAATGGCGTTAACTGATAAATTTAGAATCAACGAACTTACACAAAAAGGTTCCAAGGTAGAGAGAAGAACTGCTTCTGGTAAAATTCTTGTGCGAAAACTTGATGGAAAAGAAATCAGGCCTGAGAATATAGAAAAAGAAAAGCCGTTTGGTGATACTGTAATTAAAGCAAAAAATAAAGACCCAAGGTTTAAATCAGAACTTAACGAGGTTGATATTACACCAAATATAGAACAAACTTCTTTTAGTGGAGAATCTACTGGTTATGTAGAGAAACCAAAATATAATGAAGAAGAATTAAAAAAGGCAGTTGATGTAAAGGTTGATGAGTTAATTAAAAAAAAGAAACCCAAAAGAGGACCATATATACTTAAATCAAAATATGATGATTTACGAAAAAAATATGAAGATGCTCTAGCACAAATAGCTGATTTAAGAAAACAACTTAATACTGCACTTGCAGAAATTGAAAGATTAAATGGAGTTGTTGAACAATTAAAAGTAGAAGTTGATTCTGCAAAATTACAACAAGCAGCAGCAGAAAACCAATTACAGGCAGCAAACAATAGATATATTACACTATTAAGTGATTTCCAACAAGCAATTATTAAAGGTACTAAGGAAGCAATAGAAAGAGTATCATTAGAAGCACAAGTACGAGGATTACAGGCACAAAAAGAAACTTTAATTAGAATAGAGGACCAAGAAGAAGCAGCACAAGAGGAAACAGCAATACGAGCAAACTTAAGTGGACCTGATAATTCATATGACCAAAAAGGAGATACTGGTTGGAAGGTACCCGAACCACACGATGACCCAAGTTTATTTGAAACTAGACAAATTCATTTCAGAAGTAACAGACTTTCTTCTGGTTGGGCTGGTTTAGATTCACTTGAATTATATAACTTTAGTGAAGAAGCAGAAACAACATGGTCTATTTCAGTAGTAGCAGGACCAGGTAAACATGGTTCACCATGGTTAGGTTTTTCAAAAAGTAATGGTACAATACCACCAAGAAGTGGAGAAACACCTGGTAAGGTAGAAATTGATGCTAAGAAAATTAGAAATGTAAGCTCACCTCCAGGTAGAAGAACAGAATTTACAGATAATATTACACTAACTATTGGTCAAGATACTTATAACTTAAAAGGTATATTTTATAGAAAACTTAGAAAAGGCGGTGACGGAAACTAATGGCAATAAAAGATTTTAAAGACATAGAGGGAAGAAAAGGTTATCTTGTAGAACAAGAAGATAGAAAAATATTTCAAAAAGAAATATCAAAGGCTAACTTTGGTCTTGGGTGTGCCGATATGATTGAATTTATATTATATGATGTAAGTGATAATAAACTACCCCAAGGAGATTCTGGTAAATTAGTAAGATATATTCATTTAGATGATACAAACATTTCAAAATACTTTTTAATATCGGATAACATTCTTACTAAAAAAATAGGAGATGTACCTGAATTTGTAGTAGATTTAGAAGCTCTAATAAAAGAAGCTGGATATAATAATGGTATTTTTAAAACACAAGTTACTCTTTTAAATCGTAGATTAGGAGAAGAAATTCTTGATTCTAATAAATTATGGATACATGAAATAGCACCATCAAGGACTGAAATTAGAGTTTTACCAATTAGAGCAAAAGAAGAAAATAAAGATTTAGAAAAAAGATATAGTGTTTTTACAGAGGGTGATACGTTTAGAGATGATGTAATTTACTATATTGAAAAATTTATAGAAAGTTTTGATATAGAAAAAATCATAACAAAATTTTTACTTTCAAAAGGAACTGAGAGTGATGGTAAAAATTATATCAATAAAATAAAACAAGAATTTAACATTGAAAATTTTGATATCTTTATGTACCAAATTGAAAGAAAATTAATCGAATCAATGAAGTATTATGCAAACAGAAGAGTTTGGAATATAAATGATATTAATTATGGTAAACCAACTGAAGAACAAGATTGCATAGAATTATCAGTTAAAAAATTAAAACAAGATACAATCACTGCTCTAATTAATTCAATTGATTTTAATTTACCAAAAAGAACTATTCAAGATAATAATGTACTTACTAAGGAAGAACAAATAACTTTAGATAAGGTAAAACAAATATTAAAAAGTTCAACATCAGATAATATTTATGATACAACCGTACCTGAAACTGAGGTCAAGGGTTGTACAGACCCAAAAGCACTTAATTTTAATGAGGCAGCAACAGTTAATGATGGTACTTGTGAGTATAGAGATACAATAGTTATAAAAGGGTGTACTAATCCAAAAGCTATAAACTATAATCCTAAGGCAAATGAAGATGATGGTAGTTGTAAATTTGAAAGTAATACAGAAACAAAAATGTGGTTTATTTGGTCTGATATTGCAACATTCGAATATAAAGATGAATTTGATACGTTACAAACAATAAATGGTTCTGAGTATGATTCATTTAAAATAGTACAAAAAAACAATTCATTTAAGATAGTAACTGGTGATGTTAGAGAATATGAAAAAACAAGACCAAAAACTACATTAAAAAAGTATAGGATAACAAACACAGATGGAACTGATGAATACGGTCAAGACATATATGGAACTCAAGTAAACTCAGCATTTAGTGCACAATATATAGATGCAAGTGGAGAACCTCGTGATACTAATTTGATTTATCGTGGAGGAAGTATTACTATTTGTGCAGAAAAAGATAGTATAACACATCCTCCTAATTTAAGAGTTACATTAATAGGAGAGTGTGATACACAAACTAACACAGGAGGTGGAAGTACTGGTGGTGGAAGTGGAAATAACTCAGGTCCTCTTGGTGGAGGTGGTGGAGGAGGTAGAGATATACCAAATCCAGGTGATGATGACGTAATAGATAGAGAAGATTTAGATATACAAAATTATAGATAAAAACTAGGGTAAAAGAAATGCCACATAATAATAAAGAACATATAAAACCAAACCGACAAGGGAAAAGAACGGGCCAAATCATTAATGATGGAGATAGGGTTGGTGGACAAATTGTGTATGGTACTTGGGAATGGAATGGAAAAAGATGGATTGATATTACATACGATTCGGATGTATTTAGTATAGATGAAGATGTAGATAAATCATCTGATAACCCAAGTAGTTCTAAAAATGGTGTTGCTATATTTGATTCAAAGCTAATAGATGATGATTCAAATCCTAAAGATGATGATTTAATTCCAATAGATGATGATTTAAATTCAGATGGTGAAACCCCACTTGGACCAGCTCCGAGTATAGAAATAACTGTTAAGGCAACCAAAGATTCAGCAATATTTATTGATGGAGAAGATACATTATTTCAAACATCTCATACATTTAATTATACGGCAAAAGAATTATTAACTACAAAAACTTTTACAGTTAAAGGTAGTGAAAGCCTTATATCAAAAGATGTATATAAAGTAACTGCAGTTCAAAAATCATTTAGAAAAGGAGTTAGAGATTTAGACTCAAAGAATGGAAAAAATTCGGTTAAATTTTATTATTATGACTTTATAGTATCAAAAAATAATAATACATTTAAAGAATTTACTCTAGATTATGATAACTTATTAGAAAATAGGGCAGTAACATTAGATTTTTCTCTTGATACTGAAGGTATAATAATCACACCAGAGCCAGAAAAAACATTAGTAGTAATTACATCAAACGTATCATCAAATGATATAATAAGATATCAAACAACCGATGGTCAAACTGATTTGTTACTTACTGATGATGAAATTGAATTAGAAGTTACTGCAAATATAAAAGATTTACCAAAATTTATTCAATTTTTTGGTGTAGGAATTGATGATACAACTCATACAGTTGAATATACTATTAATAGTCCAAATGATAGAGGAGGACAAGTAGTAACTAATATTGATAGTGGAAAAGTATCATTACAAGCAGGAACAACAAATATAATAGTTGATGCTATAAAAATACCACGAACCGATGCACCAGGGATTCCACTTTTAAATATTTCTTCTAATCAATTAGTATATAACATAAATGGTGAGGAATTATTACAAATCCCATATAAAACTGCTAATGCGGATTTAGTAGAATATTCAATAGGAAGTATTAAAAGACAAGTTGGGAGTAGTGGTAGTATCACTTTAAATACAGACGATTTTACAAATGGAGTTGGTACTTATACATTATATGCTCAAGCAAGAAGTTCTAATGGTGGTAGTGATATTAAAAAAATTATTATTGTTGTAGAAAGTAGAGAATATATACCTGGACCAGATATAACTCATATTAATTATCCACAAAATATTAAAGGTGCAGATTTTAAACAATTTAATGTTCCATTTGATGTTAGTTGGCAATCAATCAATACAGATTATATTAGAATCTATGCAGGAAAGTATGATGTAGAAGCTGAAAAGAACTATTACTTAGGTCAGTTTTCAAAATCAGGTGTTGCAACCTTTACTGTTGAAGATGTTTTAAGAAATGCAAGAAGAGAATTTTCTGAAGATGATAATATATTACAATTTAAATTATTATTAATTCCATTTAATTCCCAAGGTGATAAATTAACTGCTGGTAAAATAGAAGAAATAAATATTACATTTGATAAAGGTGATTTAGATTTAAGAAGAGGAGATGTAATTGGTGATATTAGAAAAGCATTTGAATATTGTTTTGATTATTCTGATTTTGATGAACCTACTTCACCATTTTTAACTCATTATTTACATTTAGGAAATGGAGATAATAAATTAATATCAACATATGGTATTGATGATGAAACATTCTCAGAATATGATTTTGTAAATGCTACAAATCAGAGAACGAAAACTAAAGAATCTAAATCTCTAGTTTTAAAATTATACGAACCTTTAGATAATAAAATAGATGTAAACGATAAAATTTGGATATCTAAAATACAATCAATACCTTTAATTGACCAAATAACAATATTAGATGATGTAACTTCTGATTGTATTCCATTAACACCAAATTTAAGTTTAGAATTAAATGATGATATTGGTTATCAAATTTATGATGATTTAGTAGCAAGTGGTTCAACATCATCAGAAGCAATAATACAAGAATTTGTTTCAGGTAGTGGGTTTTCACTAGATACACTTGAGTTAGAATATACATCAGGCAGTACTTACCAATGGGAAAATTTTGTAAAATACTCATCAGCAAAAGAAAGAGTTGCAAACTTTTATTATAAAATAAAATTATTAGAATCACATAGAAGTAAACACGAATTACTTTCAAATGCTACTGGTTCTGCAGGTTCAGTTTCGAGTAGAAACGAACAAAAAAGAATACTTGGAAAAATATCTGAAATTAAACAAAACTTTGATGCATTTGAAAAACATCTTTATACTGTAAGCGGTTCATTACAATATCCAAAAAATGGTAGTGTTGTTGGTAATATTAAACTTACTGATACTGGTAGTATAGTAAACCCATCTGATACAACTGCAGTTAATTGGTATAATACAATTTATACAGATGCAGCGTTATATGATAGAAATAGCACAGAAAGATTAGTTAATAATTTACCAAGTCATATTCAAGAAAATGATAAAGGACAGGAATTTGTTTTATTCTTTGATA